TTACTGCTGGTGAATATGATAATGGTGGAATTATATGGAATAACGTAGAGGCAAATACTGGAACCTATGAGTTCGTTGCTCTTTATGATATTCAAGGAGATGGTACTTACGCTAGGTATTGGGAAGGTGAAGGATCTATTACCATTAGTGGACAAGACCTTACAACTAATGCACCACATTGGACTGCATCTGGATCTCTATTCAGTGCTGGTGGAGCTGCTGAGTGTAGAACTGATACTATAGTTGGAAGTGATACAACTCTATTCACTTGGTCTGGTGAATATAGTAATCTTAAGTTCCAGTATCATTGGACAGGATCTGGTTCTCTATCTCATGCTGGTGGTGTAGCGATACTAAGAACATATGGATACGATGATACTGCTACGATTGGATATAGTACTGATAATTGGGGAGAAATAACAGATAGTCCAGTTGATTCAGAGAATTGGGGTCTTGTTACTGAAGGATGGTTATCAGAGAACTGGTGGTACATCTGGCATGATGGTGTTGCAACCTCAATGGGTGGACTTACTATCAAGACTGATCCTAAAGTTATTAATGATTCAACTCCAGAGAATTACTTTGATCCAACTAATCCAGGTCTTTCTGCTACCGAAGGTCATAACTTTGATACCTACTCATTCACTTGGGGTCATGGATTCGTACAAGAAGGTGGTAGTCTCTTTGGTATGGGAGGAGCTGCCGAGGCAGTTGGATATCAACCAGTTGAAGATATTGCACTGTTTACTTATTCTGGTGCATATAATAACCTTCAAGCAACATTTAGAGAGATTGGATCTGGTGCTATATCCAGAGTTGGTGGTGGATCTGAGTATGTAATATTCAGTTATAATGATAGTACAGTTGTACCATTTAGTAGTGAAGACATTGGTCTCATAACAGGTGAAGATCCTACTGTCGATGATTACGGTACAGTTCATCCACCTCAAGACGGTGGTGAATATGATTATGGTTTAGTTGTTTACAGTGCTACTGCTAATTCCGCACAGGGAACATTTACCTTTAGTCTCACACGAGAATCTTGGACTCAAGAAGAGATTGATGAACTCAATCCAGAATATACTACAAAACCATATGGTACATTCCCGTATGCAGGTGACGAGAAGACACAAGAAGAATCAAAGGATGTTCGATTTATTCCTGTCTGGGGTCAGATTGGTAAAGGTTCATTATTCTCTGTAGGTGGTGCTGCCGAGGCTATTACTGTAGTACCAAATACAACTGGTATATTCCAGATAGTTGGTGGTAATTATTATCTTGGTAGTATGATCGAACGACTTGTCGTTCGTGAAATTGGTACTGGTGCAATGTCCAGAGTTGGTGGAGCTGCTGACTCAGTAACATTCGATTACAATGAATCATCTATTGTTACGTTCTCCTCTAGTGATGATGGTTTAATAACAGATAGTGCTACTACATCTGAGTATGGAGGAGTCGCACTTCCACAAGAAGAAGAGATTGATTATGGTTCAGTAATTTACAATGAAACTGTATATCCAGTTTCAGGAATACTCCAATCTTCTGGTACTTCTCCAAGTGCTGCTGTATACAGGGATCCTACACAAGGTGGATCATTATTCAGTGCTGGTGGAGCTAGTGAATGTGTTAGCACAACAGAACTTGGTGATGCTACAACACTATTTGATATTTACACTGCTCCGCAGTTTATCGGTAACACATACAAGTTTGTTTGGAATGCACCTCCAGGTACAGGTGGATTATTCAGTGTTGGTGGTGGAGTTGAGAAGGTAACATTTGATTATAACGAATCATCAACTATTCCATATGGAACAGAAGATAGTGGATTAATAGTTGATTCTGTAACTGTAGTTGATGACTATGGTTCAGTAATAGAATCTCAGTATGGTGGAGAGTATGATCAAGGACAGATTATATTTACATCTACTGCTATTCCATTCGGATCACTCAATCTCAGTCTCACAAGAGCAAGATGGACTCAAGCAGAGATTGATGAACTTTCACCAGGATATACCACCAAACCATATGGTACATTCCCATATGCAGGTGATGAGAAGACACAAGAAGAATCTGGTGATGTTAAGTACAAACCTATTTGGGGTCAGATTGGTGAAGGTTCCCTATTCTCTGTAGGTGGTGCTTCTGAATCTGCTACCTATCAACCTACTGAGGATACAGCACTATTTGATATCTTTACCGCACCTCAATTTATTGGTAACACTTATAGATTCTGTTGGAACTATGATGGATCTGGTAACTTACCACTCGTCAATGGTGCTGCTGAGTCTGTTACCTTCGATTACAACGAGTCTTCTATTAATGTATTCTCTACTGATGATGAAGGTAACATTGTTGATAATGCAACGGTATTTGGTGAGTATGGAGACCTTAACATCCAAGAAGGTGAAGATGATTACGGAACAGTAATATGGACTTCTACAATATATCCTCTAACAGGAACACTTCAGACATCAGGTGTTGGTTCAGAGTATGTTGTATTCAGAGATCCTACTACTGGTGGTTCACTATTCAGTGCTGGTGGATCTGTTGAGAGTAAGACTTCTACTGAGTTTGGAGAAGACACATCACTTGGAGATCTTAGTGGTACTAGTATTCTATCCAGAACTAGAGATTGGGTTGGATCAGGATCTCTATTCACTGCTCTTGGTGCTGCTGAGTCTGCAACATTCGATTACAACGAATCTTCTATCGTCACAGTTACAAGTGATGACTATGGATTAATAGTAGATGCTGCTACTACTAATGTTGATCAGGGTAGTGTTGCTAATATTCAAGAAGGTGAAGATGATTATGGTTCAGTTCTTTACACCTCTACCACATATCCTACAACTGGATTAATAACTCTTACCACTGCACCTCAGTTTGTTAATAACACCTACAGATTCTGCTGGAACTTCGTATCAGATGCTGGATCTCTATTCAGTGCTGGTGGAGCTGCTGAGTCTGCAACTGTTGATTGGGAGTCAACAGGTCTATTTGATGTCTTTACTGCACCTCAATTTATTGGTAACACCTATAAGTTTGTTTGGAATGCACCTCCAGGTACAGGTGGACTATTCAGTATAGGTGGTCTTGTTGAAGCTGTTACATGGAACTATGCTCCTGGTCCAGTACTTCCATTTAATACTACTGATTATGGATTAGTAACAGATCTAACACACCCAACTAATGACGTAATCAGTTACGGTGATTTTGGATTGTTCGATGAGGACACAGAAGATTACGGATTTGTAATTTACACATCAGAGACTGTTTCTAACTCTGGAACATATACCCTCAGTCTAACAAGAGCACTATGGACTCAGGAAGAAATTGATGCACTCAACCCAGAATATCTAACTGAACCATTTGGTACATTCCCACAAGTAGGTGATGAGAAAACACAAGAAGAAGCTGGTGATGTTCAGTACGCACCATCATTCGCACAAATTGGTAGTGGTTCTCTATTCACTGCAGGTGGTGCTGCTGAGTCTGCTGTTTATCAACCTACTGAAGATACTGTACTATTCACTGCATTCACAGCACCTCAATTCTATGGTAACACATATAGGTTTATTTGGAATGCACCTCCAGGTACAGGTGGATTATTCAGTGTTGGTGGATGTGTAGAATCCAGAGCTTACGTTTACAACGAGACTGGTATTGTTCTATACAGCACTGTTGATTACGGTAATATAACAGTTAATGTACCGTTAACTCCAAATAATCCTGATGTAATTGATCAGGGTGCGGTTGCATTACCTCAATCTGATGGTGAAGTAGACTATGGTTCTGTTCTTTACACCTCTACTGCATATCCAACAACAGGTACTTACACTGCATCTGGTGCTGTTAGCCAGTCATTTAGTAAGGGTCTATACACTGGTGGTGGTTCTCTATTCGCTACAAGTGGTGCTGGTGAATGTGTATCTACTACTGAGTTTGGTGAAGATACATCACTTGGAGATCTCAGTGGTTCTGGTTTACAGGCACGTACTGTTGTTGAAATCGGATCTGGATCAATATTCAGAGCTGGTGGTGCTGCCGAGTGTAGGACATATGATTATGATCAGAATTCTATCGTTGTATTTACATCAACTGATCATGGTCTAGTAGTAGACAGTGTAGTTACATCAGATGATCAGGGTAGTGTTGATACTATTCAGTCTGGTGGTGAATATGATTATGGAACCGTACTTTACAGTGCTAATGCAATACCACTAACAGGTACTTACGTTGTTGACGGTTCTGTATCTACTGCGTTTGTCTTTGGTAACTTCACTGGTTCTGGATCACTATTTACTGCATCTGGTGGTGCTGAATCTTCAACATACTCACCTGAGAATGATACTGCACTATTTGATATATTCACTGCACCTGCATTTGTTGGTAATACATATTGCTTTATCTGGAATGCACCTGATGGATCTGGTGGATTGTTTAGTGTTGGTGGATGTGTTGAAGTTAGAACATACGCTTACAACGAATCTGCTAGTCAGGCATTTAGTACTGAAGATAACGGTCTCATATCTGATGCTGTT